CGGTGCAGGGGTTCATGATGCCAATTCAGCCGAAAACAGATAATCAATTTTCAGCGTCTTGTCGATTGCATCGCGGATTTTGATACATTCCGCAAGTGTGAGCGGCGATTTGCCATTGAGTTTCAGAGATAGCGTGCCGGGCGTCACTTTGATCATTTCCGCAAGTTCTGCTCTTGTGATTTTGCGCCTTGCCATCTCTGCGTCTAAGTTCGGAAACAACTAAATCCCTCCTTTCTAGGAATCTCGAAAATTCGTGGTACGTGTAAAAGGTATCACGAAAATTCGAGGTTGTCAACATTGAATGTTGAATTTTCGCCATTCCGTTTTGACTTTTCGATATTCTAGTTATATTCTTGAATTAGGAGGGTAATGATATGAAAAGCATTGAACACGAATTAAAAGAACTGATTTTGGAAAGGTACGGCAGTTTATCGGAGTTCTGCAAGAAAATCGACCTTCCGTGGACAACACTGGACAGTATCTTGAAGCGTGGGGTTGATAAAGCAAATATACGAAATATTTTGAAGATTACGTCTGAATTGAAGATAGATGTGGAGTGCCTTGCAAACGGCGAAATAGTTTATAAAGAGGATGCCCAATGAAACCCCGCCGCCTCCCATCGGGTGCCTGGAACGTCAGAGTGATGATTGACGGGCAGAGTTATTCGTTCACTCACGCCGACAAAAAGACCGTGGTCCGCATGGCGTCCGACTTCGCCGACGACTACCGCCGTAAAATGGACAATCCGACACTTTTGGAACGTATGCGGGAGTATGTAGCAGAGAACGAAGAAAGGCTCTCTCCGTCCACTGTGCGCAGTTATAACGGCATGATTAGGATGATAGAGGAACGAACGCCCCGCATCGCCAATAAACGACTTTCCGCAATCACCGAACAGGACGTTTCCGATATTGTCCGCCCACTACGGACACTCAAAACTAAACGAAATTATGTTAATTTTATCCACGCATGCACAGGCAAGTCAGCGGGCAAACTGACGGGCGTATCATCGAAGCGCGTCCATGTTCCGACTGAGTTGGAAGTAAAGGGTCTGCTTCAAATCTTCCGCAATACTGAGTTGGAAATCCCTATCATGTTGGCGGCTTACGGTGGCTTACGTCGTGGCGAAATCTGCGCACTCCGTATGTCAGACATAGACGGGGACTTCGTGCATATCAGCAGAGCGGTCGTCCGTGATCCGTCGGGTGCATGGGTCACTAAGGACCCGAAAACCGCTTCCAGTGTCCGCTCCGTCCTGCTCCCGCACTTTGTCATTGAGCGGATACAGGCGCAAGGATATATCACCCATCTGCTTCCGTCTCAGGTATCCAATAGGTTCTGGAAGAAGCAGAGAAATCTCGGCATACCGCCGTACTGCTTCCACTCGCTCAGGCACTTCCATGCGTCCTATCTCCACTACCTCAACATCCCCGATGCCTACATAATGCAACGTGGCGGTTGGTCTACTCCGTCAGTCATGCAGTCAATCTATCGTCATGCTTTGGAAGATAAGGTCACGCCGACCGACATATACGCTGTTTCAGCGTTCCAAAATCCATTCCAATAGTTTCCTCATTCCAAATAAAAAAGCCCCGCAAAACGCCAAATACAGCGTCTTACGGGGTATTCCACTGCCGGCAGCGGGGGTCGAACCCGCACAAAGTCGGCATGTATACGTACGTATATGGCAGTTGTGCCGAAATGCGTTCCAAATCACTCCGACCAGTCGAGAATGTCCTCGATGTTGCACTCAAGTGCCCTTGCCAGTTTAAGGGCGGTAAGGACTGCCACCTTGTCGATATTGCGGGCGCCTGTTTCCAGTGATTGGAGAGTGCGGACAGACATCTCTGCCGCCTTTGCCAGTTCCGACTGACTCATGCCTGCGCCCTGTCTGCGTAACTGTAACTGTGTTGTCATAATGTACCTCCATTTTGTTATGTATGCGGGGGCTGTGAACCCCCGCTTGCTGTTTGTCAAATCTCTGTTGCTACGATAAGGCCTTCCCCGAAATACTGCTTGATCATTACCATGTGAAGGTTTCCACTGCAATACCTCAGGTCGTAACCGTGCGGGTATCCGTCCACAATCAACGCGCCGCCCTTTCCGTTTCCGTAGCTGAAACCACCAGATTTCTTGATTTCAGTCACGACCTCGACCACACCACTTCTTCCGTCTTTGTGGTCATACTGTACATTCCATCTCTTTACGTCTGTCATTTCTTTTCCTTTCCGGGGAGGCTTTGCACCTCCCCTTGAAACTATGTTATCGAGTTACTGACTCGCAATCAGTCCAATCTGTTGTTGAGGTCGTTTGCAATGAACATCACCACATCGTGCTTTTCTTTATCAGAGAGGCTATTCCATTTCTCGATGCCGTAAACTTCGATGTAGGCCTTTGCGATCATGTTAATCATTTCCTTCATTTTGTATCTCCTTTTCTTTAGTGGTTTATTTCCTGTTCCTTATGATATTATTATACTACTGTAGTCGTATAATACCATGATAGAATTTAACCACTTTCAGCCCAATACTTGATAATATTTATACTACTGTAGTCGTACATTGATAGCACAAAAAAAGAGCCTCACAGGACTTTACTCCCGCAAGGCTCATATAGTGAAAAACGTTCGCGCGCGTTGACGTTCTTCTCCCTATTTGAAAAGGACTCCCCACGTCATCGGGCCGACTTCTCCGTCAACTTCGAGGCCGTTTGCCTTCTGGTATGCTTTAACCGCTGCCTCTGTCTTGCTTCCGAAGTCTCCGTCCTCTGTGAGTTTATATCCTTTGGCATTGAGCATCTTCTGCAGCTGAAGCACTGCGGAGCCCTTGCTCCCCTTCTTGATGAGCGGCATGGTCGCCGCCTTAGGCGTACTCCCGTCTGACTGTATGCCGTTTGTTACGGCCGTGGCTGTGTGATGCTTATCATTGAGCAGTACATCTCCGGCCACCAGGTAGGCGGAGCTTGTCAGATACTTCGAGTCCGTGAGGCAAGCAAAGCCCGCAGCCTTTAGTCCTGCTCTCATATTGCCCGTGTATGTGCAGGTGATATTCTGCAGTTCCGGTCTGTTGAGGATATAACCGGCCGCTTTAATGTTCGCGATCACGCCTGCAGAGCAGTCAGCTTCACATGCTGTGGTGATCTTAGAGGGATCATAGCCCACCTTCTGCAGTTCTGTCCAGTATGTCTGACGCTGGTACTGGTCATATCCGATCCTGTTGTTATTGGCTGCCTTGGTGGCAAGATCTGCGATGCAGGCCCTCACTGCCGGATCCGGATGCCTCAGCACACAGTTCCATGGCCTGTTATACCAGTCACGGATGTACCACTCCTTCCCGGTATTGTCTCCTGCAGCGCCTCCCATATAGTTGCCATGCTCATCAGATCCACTGTTAGAGATCTTGACCGGATTCGTGGTAGGGAAGATCCTCACATTATCCTTGGCTATGGCATCTGTCTTTGGTGCAGTCTTCCTGCAGGACATGTTAAAGGATCTCTTTACCTCAGAGATATCAACATTTCCATTGATACCATCAACATTTGCTTTGCTGCTGTACTGCCACATGGCATACACACCATCATAGGTGCACTTGGTACTGTACTGGGCACACCATGTGTTATCCCGGACCTGCTGCTGGAGCTGCTCCATGTTGACCTGATGCTGCAGCCAGGATGTGGACGCATAGATGCCACAGGGAATACCAGCAGCCACCAGTTTGTCAGTGATCCGCTTCAGGTAGCGTGTTCTGTCAGCTGTGCTGATATCATTGGCCACACCTCCGGGCACTCTCTCAGAGTCCAGGAACAGCGGCATGCTCAGATCCAGTCCGGCCACATTCATGATGATCCAGTCTGCTTCCTGATCTGCTTCCTGATCACTCATTGGTGTAGGGAAGAAGTACACAGAGTAAGGGATGCCGGCAGCGATGACACCATTGATGTAGGCCTTAAAGTGTTTGTCATATCCCACCTTGCGGTATCTGTCTGTATGAGGCACAGATCCTCTCAGCCCTATCCTTACAATGACCGCATAGCCTCCGGCCTTGATCCTGGACCAGTCAATGCTTTCCGGCTGGAATTCTGAGATATCAATGACTTTGGCTCCCGGCTTGACTACACTGGCCGTGGTAGCAGAGATCTCTGTAGCATAGCAGTCATTATCAAAACTGTAGGACCTGCCGTCTATGACAGCTACCTCATTTCTGTAGGCATGTCCCTGCACTTTGCCGGACACCGGCTCCAGGTAACACTTCCGGCCCTTCCAGTCAATCCACCCGGTGTGCATGGCACCATTCTCAGGATCCAGGTAGTACCACAGTCCACCATCATAGATCCATCCGGTCCTCATGGCACCTGATGTCTTGTCAAAGTAAAACCAGTTGGCACCCTTACTCCACTTGAAGTAATGCCAGCCAGTCACCATGTATCCCCTGCTGTCAAAGAAGAACCAGTTTTCTCCCTTGCTCCATCTGAGCTTGGCCCAGCCTACTGCCCAGGATCCGTCCTTGTACCTGTACCACCAGCCTTTGGCATTGTGCACCCATCCCTCTTTGATCTCTCCATGGTATGGCACACCCTTGCTGATCGTCCTGCTCCCCTGGGTAAATATGATCTTCCCGGCTCCGGCCGTGATGATGATGTCCTGGTCCTGCTGCCATACCGGCACTCCCTGCTGCTTGACTCTCCTGGATCCGTACTCTGTCCACCCTGTGGTGCCGGCTCCGGGCCTCTCAATACAAGACTGCCATGCTACCACACAGCCGGCACTCTTCAGCGCCAGTGCATTATGCTGGCTGCAGTTGTTCCCATGGTGGGAGACATCGTATCCGCTGACTTTTGCACCAAACCATCTGATAGCATTTTCAAGATCATTAGGACCGTCACCACCAAGAAGCAGCTCAATCTCAGGAGACCAGAGGATCAGGCTGCCATCATTGACAAATGCATAAGCACGGCCGTCATCAAGATGCGTAAATGACTTTGGCTGGTCTCTGTAGATCCTCCATGTGATGTCACCAAACTTCAGCACATCACCTCTGTCCATCCATTTCACCCTGGTGCCATAGGACTGCATCTTGCGGATCCATGCATAAGCATTTGCTATGTCTTCCTTTACAGATCTTCCATTGGAGCTGTTGTCCACACCATGGAGCAGTGTCCTGGGATCATAGCAGTACACAAGATCAATGTGCAGGTCCGGATCCGCTTCAATCTGAAGCAGGCCATTGTAGTGGTCATAATGATAGTGAGTAAGCACAGCTACATCTATGGTCTTCACACCATTGGTCTTCAGCCAGGTGATCATCCTCTTGGTAGGTTCACCACCTTCAAAACCATCCACCAGCATGCTCTGTCCGTTGCAGATCATGGCCAGTCCGTCACCGTGTCTGGCATCACTCTTCCCGGATGGAAGTGTGAATTTAGGAAAATATCCGGTAAACATGCTTCACCTCCATATAAAAAATGAGGCCCCGGAGGGCCTCACATTATTACTGTTTCTGTCTTAGTTTTTCCATGTATTCATCTGCTTTGTTCGCCTCAATGAGGGCTTTAATGTCTGCGATGTCTTTGTCACTGAGATGATGATTAGATAACTGGTCATCTACGTTGTTGACCACATCACGCACAAAAGCGGGAATCGGCACCCCTAACTTGTCCACGTTTTCCATAATGCTCATAAACTCCATGAACACGATATACGCCGACACAAGGATCATCACGTAATCTGGCAGGACGAGCGCACAGGTGAACAGTTCGCCAACTCCCAACACCGCAACCTCGCCCGCTTTCTTACATCCACCTGCCCTCAGGATTGAGGACTGGAATGTTTTGGTAAGGAACGCTTTAAGCAGCCCTGTGATTACATCGATTACCATGAGGGAGATGGGGAGAACGAGAATCCACCACTCATTGCGGAAACGGAAGTTTTGAAGTACCTCGATATATGCTTGCATTGGTTTGTCCTCATAATGAAAAGAGAGCAGATTTCTCTGCCCTCTGGTTAATACTTACAAGTCCGTCATATTCTGACCGTGACGGGCGGTTATTTAACTGCTTCGTACTCTGTTTTCTCAGCCATCAGTTTGCCGTTGATGATGCAACCTCTGTGCCTGATCAATTCACCGTCCCATATCGTTCTTATCGGAGCGAGAATTTCAAAACGTGATGTGCCAGTTGAACAATCAATAGCAGTCGGTCTAAATACGCTCGTACCGATCCATAAACAATCGAATACACTACCGATTGTTTTTAAAATCGTTTTGTGAGATTCTTCATATCTTGGAGCAATGACGATCATATCATGGATAAAACCCTGCCCCGAATCGAACAAGAAGCCGTTTGTTACTCCTTCGATTCCGCAATTATAGAATTTCCATCCATTGGTGTAATTCTCGTCAGCGTGATGCAGGTAAACCCCGTTTTCGCCTGCCGCAAATCGCCCACCGTAGATTTGGTTTTCATTGCTCCATCCGCCATTAGACACCTCGATGTGGATGCAGTCTGTTTTGCATCGGATGTAGTTAAAATCGAATCGGATGTACTGATTCCAACTGTCTCCGCTTGAGGAACAGAACTCTATTCCTCCGCCATTTGGTGCGATGATAGCACCGATTTCAATGCGGCAGTTTTCGGCCATCAGGACTCTGATAGCATATCCTTCTCCTGTGTATCGGATCGTAGCATCTCCTGCGTGGAAAGCCCAAAAGGATTTCCCGTCTATCACAATCGGTTCGTTTATAACATATTCTCCTGCTGACAGATAAACAGGTTCGCCGGCATCAACGGCTCTTTGGATCATTTGGTAATCATCTGTGTTGGTATTAGGCATCGTTACCCCCCGTCAGATTCATCCTCTGCCCCATGCACATAGCACTCATGCTTGATAGGGTAGCAGGTGGATGTAAACAGGATCGCTCCATGCTCCGCGAATGTGGATGTTGCCGCTCTCGACAGAACTTCATGGAACTTGCCTTCACCCTTCAGTCTTGCCGTCTGCTCGTCCTCGTCATAGACCCAAAAGTTATCATGTTCAAATTCGCCTGTTGTAGTCTTGCGGACTTCTGTAATGTAGTATTGGAACATTGTGCTTCTCCTTTCTTGTTATTCGAAAATTGGTACTCCGCCTGCCGGGTCAAGAAGGTAGACTTCGACCTTGTATGTGCCGTCGATGGTTAGGGAAGCGCCGGAATTGTAACGCCGTCGGATTCGGATACTGCCATCGGAATAGAGCGTATCGGCGTATACGCCATAACCAGTTGTACCTGCCGCAGAAGATGTTGCAAAAGCATTATTCGAATAACGTGTACTAATGTGTAATGCGGTAGTTGCGCTTGTTGCGCTTGTTCCATTGACAACATTTACGTTATAGAAAACCTGATCACTTCCGTAAAAATGATCGTTTCTTTTTCCCGCCGTGTCCCTAACACGCACATATACCCATTTAGAACTTGTCCATATCTCACTATGCCCTGTTGCCCATGTATCTACAGTTGCCGCCGATGTAGTTGTCGTACTGACTTGATACGTTGTTTCCGCAACCTTAGTCCAAGCTGATGAGCCACCGCTCGGCACATTAACCGTCACACTTGAATATCCGTCTGCGTCATCGTCCTCTGCAGAATATGTGCCGTTTGCGGTAACAATCTTATTGATTAAGGAGTTGTCCGTCAGCATCGTATTCAGAAATGCCGTGATTTTTGGAACGTAGAAAGTTCTATAACCTAACTCATTCGGGTGATAGCCGTCACCGTTTGCGGTATATGTAGTTTTTAAGTCTGCGATATAATTCAGCGGCGGTACTTGCGTATTCAAATCAAGGTACGGGATACCCCATTTTTCGCAAGCAGATTTTGCCATATCATAGTAAGAGTTGCTTACTCTTGAGTCGAAAAGGCTTGCACACTTATGGATAAACACATATCCAATTTTTTTATCGGGGAATCTCGCAAGTGCGGCTTTGAACATCGACTCAATCGCACCTGCAAAAGTAGTATCGTCCAAAGTTGCCGTGTAACCGCTAGATAATGTTCCAAGTGGCACCGCACTATCAGCATCGTTGCCGCCGCCTTCCAACAACACGAAGTCCGCATCCGAACGCATACTTGAAATGCTTCGGCTGATGCAAAATGTGTTGGCATTAACATATGCGACAGTGCCACCGCCTACGGCGATATTTTGCACGGTCATGCTATTGTCGGATGCTACGATTTCGGGGTATCCAGTTCCGTTATTTCCTGCCCCTGCCGCTATGCTATCACCAGTTGTCGCAAGAATCTTTCCGCTTAGAGGATTGGTCGAACTACCACCGCCACCGCTCGATGTTTGTTTTTCGAGTTTCAGCGTGTGCGTTCCCTCTGTTCGTGCGTTGCCGTTCATCGCTCCGCCGCCGTAGTTGTACAGAAGGAAAGGCTCGTTTATTCCGTCATCGGTAGACGCAAGACTTTGATTGCCGACAGTCCATAACCATCCCTGATACTGCGTAGTAGTACAGATATATTCCACGCCGTCCCACGTTACTCTCCATGTTTCGCCATCCGCAAAATATAAATCGGCAAGTGATGCTATGGAAATGCCATTTTCGCCAACTGTTATCGAGTCATCGAAATACGTTTCATATGTAGGTTCACTAGGCTCATCACCGCCGCCTGATGCCGTGCCAATCCCTATTGACCCATCTGCAAGGAGAAAAGTCTTACCTTCCGCTACATCGGATTCGACAGCGGTTGTTATGGACGGGTCAGAAAACGTAGCAGTCCCGCCGCCTGTCTTTGGAAGCGTTACAGCTGGCACAGCAGTATAGGACGCTCCCAATAAAGTTATATTCTGTGCCATGTCTGTGACTCCTTATGAGATGCTGAGAACCTTAGTTGTGGAATCCTGAGAAACGACAACGGATGACAGTGAACCAGTAACAGATGCTATTGCATCGTCATCGGCTTCGCAACCAACCTTGACCGTAACTCCCTGCGCAATATACTGAGCGAGCAGATTGGATACGGTGACCTTCTTAATTGTCTGTGCCCCTGCAAGGTACTGGTTAGCATTGATGATTTGATCCGTAGTAGACGGATTGTAGCTTGCCGCTGACTTCTCGGTCATGTTACCAGTAATCTCGCCTTCAGCACCTACAGCCTTCTTTCCGTTCCTTAAATCTGCCGCAGTAAGGTCTGCTCCCGAAGCATCGTAGAACTTCGCTGAACCACCGCCAGCCTTAGGAATATCGACCTCAGGAACATTCGGATAGGTTACGCCATTGATTATTACATTCTGTGCCATAATTAAACTCCTTATGATACTGTGAGTGTTGACCCGTTCCATGTGATAAGTCCGTAATTGGACGGAATCGGATTGATGACTATGTTTCGTGTCACGACCTTATCTGCCGTGTTAAGCACCTGTTCTGTGGTTGACGGAGTGATGACCGTTTCGCCTGTGTATGTCGGAAGGTCATGTTCTACCACCTTCGTGACAGTGCCGACCTCTCCATCCATTGGGATATTCAGTGACAACTCACCGTCTAGCACTATCTCTTTGTGGGAGTTCATGTCATCACCTCCCTGATGTGGTTATTCACTCCGTTTACGACTTCTTCACGGCTTGCTCCACGCACTCCGTCCGTAGTAAGCCAGTTGAGCATGATGCTTGCACCTCTTGCTCCTATCGCAAGTGTTTCTTCCTGAGTCAGTGTCCATGAGAGCGTATTCTCTCCGACTGTTGCATCGGCAAGGGTTTTTTCTATAAGAGTTGTACCTCGCTCTTTAATCGTGAGAATTGCTTTGGTGATGTCAGCAACGGCAACAACCTTGAATTTGTATGTAATTGTCGGAGTTGTTCCGATGATTATTTTTGTCATTGGTCACCCCCTTTTATGTCAGTAACGTGTGGGTATCGTAGTTATATGCGATGGTATCTGCGTGTCGCATAAATCTGTCATACGTAGCACCCACAGTCATAATTCTCAACACCTTGGAATCCGTGTCAATGCCGATGACGTTGAAGCAATCCTCAGATTTTGTATTCTCAATCCGTGCCTTGACATACGTCCATGCGAAATTTGGGATACTTGCGTTCTCTACGGATACATCAAGCTGATTAGGATGTGTCTGCAACTGTGCAAACATCTTGTGATGCGTGTGGCCGTGAATCCAACAGATAAAATACCCACCGCCAGTCATGAAATCGTCAACTGCATCCGCATAATCATCAGCAAGGTTTTCGGGATATGTTGAAGCTGACGTATCACTGTACCCTGCCGTGTAAGACGGTACGAGCGGTTTGTCATCCCATGCGGTCTGATGCGATGTAAACTGCCAGTGCGGTCTGGAGTGTACTGCCACGATGACATGGAGTCCTGCCGTCTTTGCGCTTGCCAGAGTAGACACAAACCACGTTAATTGATCCGCAGACTGGTGCATGATGTCCAAGACGATGAGCCGCACTTTGTTATCGGTATAGTCCTTGTAGTAATAGGTATTGCCAGATGTACTGACCACTCCCCAATTGGAGATATACGGCGCAAAGTAAGTCGTGTACGCTTCTTCCATCGTCATGCCGATCCACGTGCTACCGACTAATGTGTCATGATTGCCGATGCAGTTTAGGATGTTCTCAGCACCCTCCACCTCATTCCAGAAGTCAATGCCATCGGTAGAATAGTATCTGACCATATCACCAGTGTGGATTATGTCGGCAATGTAATCAGAGTAGTATTCCTTGAAATCAAGGATGTTCTGCAACCGCTTTTTATCACCATGAATATCACTGAAATGCAACAGGCATAACGGAGCAGCTCCAAGAGTCCTGCCCCCTGTCCTTGTCGGACGATTAAGCTGTTGGAGTTTGTTTGTCGTTTCCGCAATGCCATTCCTCTGAATGATTCCAACATTGCCGTCAAACTCAGCGATCTTTTCCCTTGCTACCCTGTCGACCGCAGTTTTCTCAAAGTATGCCTCCCACTCAAGAGCCGTACTGCCCTTGTTGATCATCAGCCTACATGAGTCATCAATAGTCTGTCCGGAGTTTGACAGGTAAACCATAGCATATTTAAATTCATATCTATCTGGGACGGTAACGGTCTGAACGGTAAGAGAATCGCCTTCGGAAGTAGGCGTGTACTGCGTTCCATCATCTTTATATACAAGAACACCAGCGGCAGGTAGCTCTCTGGTAAAGCCAACACGGAATCTGTTAAAGTCAGTCGTGTTCCTTCTGGAAAGCGTATAGGTTTCGCCATTGGAAACAGACCAGTAAAATGCTCTGTAACTGGGGTCAGATGCTACCTTGCCACTGGAGTACCCAAGATTGACTACATTCCCGTCAAAGAGGTTATCCGATGACTCAGAGATGTCCTGTAAATTTTCTTTTAGCGCAGCAACATCCGGCTCCATTTCCTCTACAGTAGCCACCGCAGAGCTGACGGACTGAACCAGTTCATCAAGGTTATATCCCTGATACTCTCCTGCCCACTCGTTCGTTGATGCGTCAAGGGCTTCTCCGCAGTTGACGGTGAAGATTTCGGTACGAAGGACTTGATCTCCACTGGTAAGCATAAACTGCGCTCTCAGCGTTCCCTTAACTGCAAGTGCAGTCTGCGTCAGTTCTGCATAAGCACCGTAAACAGTCTCACCCTCACCGACCGTATACTGGAACGGTTCGCCAGTAATCTGCACACCTGTCTTGTCGGGGCGAATGATTGTCAGCGTAACGCCCGTATTCTGCCCAACATCGTAAGTCTGCCCGCCGTTGTGAATTTCCGCACCCACGTATCTTGTCTTTGAATCAAGTGCGATCGCCTTAATCTTAGAGGGAGTAAGGTCATGGTCGTACAGATCTAACTGCACATTCCGCTCAATAATCGTTAATGACATATCCTCACCCCCTTACAGATTCTTCGCACAGAGCAGTTTCACGACTGGCGATGTGCTTGCCTGTGTGCCACTGATTCGCATCAACTGGACATATACGGTTGTTGGACTTGCACCCGCACACGTATAGAAATATGCCCCAAAATATCCGCTCGATGCGGGAATCACTCCAATCATCGTATACCCTGACGGGATGTACTGCGCCACGCTAATCGTTCCACCCGCCGCGCCCGCGCTGTTAAATGCCAGAGTGCCGAGCGGTGCATTGACGACCATCAGTTTTGTATTACTGACAGTGCTCTGCAAGTTCGTAACCGTGCTCTGCAAGTTCGTAATCGCATCCAGTATGCTTACCGTGCTTACAAGCGGGTCAACCGATGTAATACTGATACCATCAAGATTGACCTGATACAAAGGGAAATCAACAGGGTTGTCGCCATCTACGATCCGCCCCTCATTGTATGCGGGAGTAGCGGGATTCGATGCTGCAGGCGTTCCTTTAATAACTACCAGCGACATGCTTTCAACGGATGTGCTTGCATTCTTTGTGTATCTCGCCACGATCAGGTCCGTTCGGAGCATGCCCTGACTGCCGTTCTCAATGGTCAGCGTCTCGGATGTGCCGTAGGGGATCTCTGCGGTATTTCCTTCTCCGATCATAATGCCGTCTGCAATGGTTATCTCAGTCGCAGAAACGACTGTAGCAGCCATTTTCGACCCGACATCGAGGATATATGTTCCGCTTCCGAACGTGCCCATATTCTGATTGCGAAACTGTTGTTCCGTAACGTGCGGGCCCGCACCGTAACCTGTAATAATTTTCATCATATTGATTCGTCCTCCAGATCTTCTTCGTCTTGAGGTGTTTCTGTTTCTATCATTTCTTCCGGTGCCGACAGCGCCATAAGGCTGACTGGCGTCTGTTCTACTGTGACCTCTTCAGACAGCTGATACTCAACCTTCTCGAATCCGTTCTGCCATTTCACGATCTTCACCGTGATCGGCGCGGTCATGGTGTTGCCGGTGATGTAATCACGGCATCCAACAATGTCACCGACTGCCACATCCTGAGCAGATTCGAGATCAATCGCGAATTCGTTTTTGCTTGCGTTCGCAATCATCTGATCCGTACCGGACTCGATGAGTGTTTCGCGTTCAGCACCCGCATAATCATAAACGTCCGTAACTTCGTCAACACCGAACTGGGTCTGTGTCTGGCTGATCACGCCGTTTACATCCGCATACAAGTGGACCACTGTCCTGTTCTGCAGTTCGCCATTTCCGAGACAGATGAGGTGATTCACGCCCATTTTGTCGATTACCATCGAGTAATTCGCATTCATGTCGCTCGAATACTCAATCTGTGCGGAGTAGTCCTCGATCGGCACGGCATCTACAACCACCTTGCACTGCTCCTGATCGTACTGGATCCTCATCCGGTACCCAACAGAGCGGAGCATTTCCTTGAGGCCGTCGTACAGTGTCACATATCTGCCGTACTGGTAACTTACCGTTACACCCGTAGATTCCTCAGACCCAACAAAAAGCCCGGGGAGTGCCTCTGACACTCTCCGAGCTAATATCTGATTTAACTCTCCCGAATCAGTCGCATATGCCTGTCCAGACGGCGGGCAGAGCACCTTGTTCTGGAGCATTCCGCGCCAAGTGTACCCGCCAACTGCCACCGCATTGCTGCGCGTGTCTGATTCGAGTCGTTTATATATCCCGCCGTATTCTGTGCCGGGAATGTATACGCGCGCATTGCTGGGCACGTTCTCCCATTCCGAACGGTTACAGGTTACTAAGAAACTGTTTTCTTTGTCACCAATTTCAAAGTCATATTCCCGGAAGAGGACCGCCCTGAGCTCTACGCCGTTGCTATCGGCTACAATCACTTCGCTCATTCAACTACCTCCTCGAATTCGGGTTCTGATTTCTCTTGGAATATGGTGATGTCGGCGCCGAAAGAGGCATCCCATGAGATTGTCAGATTACCGCCTGGAATCTTCCGGAAGATGCTGTCGGTCTTATTCCTGAAATTAAACATATTCGACTGCGTGCCGTCCGTGTTGTACTGGGTGATTGTGTGCGCCCGGCTGTCGATGATGACATAAGCGCCTTGCGGGATAGTCGTATACAGAACATACGGATAACCATTAATCGTGATTCGTGGATTGACTGCCTGCCCGTAGATGACCATGCGAAATTCGCTGTCAAAAGGGAAGTCAGATGCGATGGTCTTTGACCCGACTGCAGGAGCAGTGAAATCAAACGGGAAGTCAAAAGGAAAATCTAAGAACTCGCTCGTTTGCTCGCTCGATGTCGGCAGAGTGATCTGCTTCTCCTGTACCCAGAAAGGGTAAGGCGCATATATATGTATCGCATTGCTGAGATACTGCCACGTCTCAGCGGGGTTCGTCTGTGATTGCCTGATATAGCAGTCGATGTAGTAATCGCCCCACACGAACCTTCCCGGCTTCTTCTTCCTTATGTCGTTCTCAATGTCATAGTGAAACATTGTAAGGAATCTTCTGCGCTCCGCAGGTGTTCCATAGACGATTATTTCCGCATCATATTCTGCAGGCTTGCGGGAGAAGTCGGACACACGGACGCCGTACTGCAGATTAGTGCCTACGACATCCCAAGCCCAATTGTAATAATTGGCTGTACGGTGTAATGCGCCGTTTGCCGTCAGGTTGTATCTGTTCCCGGAAGAGGCAATGTACGTTATCTGTTTTTTCATAATGCACCTGCCTCTCTCAGTGATCTCTGGAAGTCACGACGCCCGATAGTCACATTAATGTCTGCTTCCCTCAGCGCCATTGTAAACACCTGATACATGCCGTTTAAGAGCTTTTCGTTGTTCCGTGCGTCTGCTTCTGCGATAGCATCCGTAAGAGGCTTTAAGCGGTTCGCAGACAGCGGAACGACTGCCTCGGGACCTGCTTCACCTGCGCCGATGAGCGACGGACGGTTAATGATACCGCCGTTTGCGTACCATTCGACATCGAAAGAAGGCATTGAGCCCTTGCCGCCGACACCGTACGGGAATTCTCCGCCGTCCACAGTGAAATGCGGGAGTTTGATGTCGTCCAGTATCTTTCCAACATCAATCGGGAAGAAGCCTTTAATCTTCGCTACTGCCTTGTCTACAAGGTCCCTAGCCGATTCAATCGGACCAGTGATTTTCTTCTGAATGTCCTCGAAGCAGGTACGAACACTCTCCGCAAGGCCGTGGAAGCCGAGCACGTCCATGATGTCCGCAACAACTTCACCGATATATTCGACTGCCTGCGGGAAGATCTCCGCGAAGCCGTCAAACACTGCCTGTCCGACTGACAGCGCCAAGCCTACCCAGTCTGTCTGTGAGAAGAAGTTCCAGATCAGCTCTACTACTGCCGGAATGAGTGCACCTGCAGCATCCATCAAGGCGCCGCCAAGTGCTACCATCATCTCGCCCGCCTTGGCGATCAGCTCCATTCCGCCCTCAGAATCCTGTCCGAATCCTTCCGCGAAGCTTCGTATCGCATCGGCTGCCGCAAGCGCCATTTCGGGGATTTTCTCCGTAAGCCCTTGAATGAATCCGACAAGCATTTCGCCGCCCTTTGTGACCATTTCGGGCACTTTGGAAGCAATGTTTCCGATAAACTCCCCGACGCCTTGCTCAATCAGAGCAAAACCGCCCATGAAGTCGCCCGATGCCATCATAGCGAGACCATTTACGACATCGGTGGCAGCAGGCAGGAAATCGGCCGTCACTTTGTTTTTGAGTCCTGTCAAAGTGCCTTGCAGAGTCGTCTGAGCATCCACGAAGTCCGCAGACGCCTTGACCGCATCGTCAGACATGACCATGCCGTACTCTTCCGCCATCTTCATCTGTTCCTCGATGGCTTCTGTGCCGCCGTTGATCAGCGGAGCAAGTTCGGAAGCGCCACGTCCTAACAGCTTGGAAGCAAGTGCGGTTCTCTCCGCGCCTTCTTCCATGCCGGACAGCGCCTGTATGGTCCTGCCGAAGAGTTCTTCCTGCGACATATTCGCAACTTCTTCCTGGCTGATTCCTAACTTTTGGAACGCATCCGAGTTGCTTACCGCTGCATTGCTTAATGTCTTCATAACGGGCGCCATGCTGTCGATAGACGTGCCCGCACGATTCAGCACATAATCCCATTTCTGGAAGCCTTCCGCACTGAATCCAATCTTCTGCGACATCTTATCAACATGGTCGCCGTATTTACTTACATCGGAAATGCTTTTGCCGAGTGCCACACCCGCAGTCGCACCAAATGCCGCAATGCCAGCGCCGGCTATAAGCAGTCCGTTTTTCATCTTATCGCCGAAGCTACTGCCAAAAGTGCTTCCGGCTTCCTGTCCGGCTGTATCCGCAGGCCCGCTCAGGACACTGCTGATCGAATTCGATATGCCATCGGCAGACGGAACAATCTGCACATAAGCCTGTCCCAGTGTAGCCATATTAATTCCTCGTTACTTCCGCCCAGCGCTTCTTATAAGCTTCCGGGCTATCGAATGTTTCGTATTTTCCCTGTGGCGCTGTCGTGGATCCAGTCGGCTGTTCTACGAAACACTTTGCCGTCAATGACTGCGGGCTGTCTGATTCAGTGCCGCTAAGCATATCGAGCAGTTTTGCGAGCAGTATTGTCTTTGTGTCCACAAGAGCGCCGCGCTTCGCCATCATTACTCGTGAATCGTCCCTCAGCCCGACAGCGAGAGCCGCCAGTAACTTCACTGGGACCCTCTTAATGTCAAAAACCCCGTACGTCTCCGCCATATCGCAGGTGAGTTCGTCGGGGTATTTTGCCATCATGTCGCTGAGGATCCTCAGTTTTTTACTGCGGGGATAGCCTCTTCGATCTCTTTGAGCGCAGTCATCACGGCAGTAGTGCGAACCTTGCCGTTTTCATCTCTCAGATGTTCGATAAGCGCCTTTTTCTGTTCTGCTCCGAGCAGTTTTTCCGCAAGGTCTCCAATCCAGATAGGATTCTTCGCGACCTTTGCATACAACTCTACAAGCTCAAAATCGTCAAAGACATTCTCGTCTAAATGGATCTTGAAACCGTCCCCCATTGTGATATTGATCATGCAGATTATCCTCCGATGTATTCATCGATCTTGTTGCCGCCGCCATCAGGTGTCATAGCGGTGATGGTAAGGTCATAAGCAACTGCATCGTTGCCCTTGTAAGTCGTGTCACCGATCTCGGTGATAACGCCCCTGTTGATGACCATTCTCTGCGGAATTCCGCCCTTCATAATCTGATCGATAACAAAGATGTGTTCCTCTGCCTCATCGTCATTGATTTCGACGTGCATGCCAGTGGCGAGTGCGCCAGTGACGTTTCCCTCACCATGTACAAGCCCCTGTACATCTGCATTGAGATATTCGATCAGTTTCAGCTTGACCGTGACGGTCTTCTCGTCTTCCGTAATCAGCACTGTTCCATTGCCCCATTCCTTGATGGAAGTGGTGGATTTGGAAATGCTGCGCGTAACACCATCAGAGGACACAAAGCCGTTATCCTTGAACGCGGCGCCAAGTGCAGACGTCGCATCTGTGGGCGCGGTCGTGCCGATTGGAGCGGAGAATACTGCGCCTGCCGGTCTCGGCTTGCCTGCCGTTACATTTGTTGCTGTTCCAGCCATTTTTAAGCCTCCTTAAAAGTGGATTTCGAACACGGACTGGTATCTGTACCGTTTGGTACGGACGTCCGTATGGTTATAGTTAGATGCCAGCCTTATCTCGCTGATACTGTTCAGCGCAACCATTCCGAACATAACATTGCGCATCTCTTCGTCGAGGCTTGCCGCCTCATATAGCGAGTTAAGCGAGTAAGACTGCACGGCGATCGAGCCGGAATCAATCTGATCATTCAAGCCGCCGCCAACTTTCTCGAGCAAAATAAAACGCTCCGGCATTGTTGGATAATCCTCAGAGGGAACCTCTGGAAGCTCCATAAATACCGGAACGTCGATATGCTCATTTAAATATTCAAGTACGATCTGTTCAATCATCGTATGCTCTTTTCTAACGTGTTGTGATCAAGGTTGTCCGCCATTGCCTCTTCGGTTGCTGTTCCGACTGACACATTCGCACGATTTACACCGATGTAAACGTCGTAACCGTCACCGGCCCGCTCGGCGACCTGCCCGGCGAACTCTACAAGCACGTCCTGCATTTCCTGCGACTGCATGAGCTCACGGACGCCCGCACGGTTGAGGACAAATTTGAAGTCACTCATATTTTTCCACCATCACATTCTTGCCCCACTGCAGCGGGACCAGTTCTGCCTGTCCGATGGCGGGATAACCGAACGTGCGGTATTTACCTGCGGGGAAATCAGCCGGGAGCTCTACACGCCTGTCCGTCCACATATGAGTATCGCCCTTAGGGATCCCCAGCGTATACGCTGCGCGCTTTCCGGTAAGGTTCAGCGTGTCAACGACTTCCTGCGGAGTAGGCGAACCGATCAGGACATTCTCGACAGTTATCGGCGTCTCCGTATAGATTGGGTGATTGAAATCATCCATACCCACCTTTACCTTGTCATATAAAATTATGCTTCGTCCTGTGAGCCGTCCCATATCTCATAAACTCCTATCCGCTGACGCCTTAATCCGAGCCGTTTTAGATCGTTCCTCATAATTGCGCCGGAGATTCCGCCGCCAGGGACCGCATAAGTGCCCGACCATGAATAGCCGAGGCCGCTCTGAGATTCCTGCGAAAGTGGTTCACCATCCATCGACTGGCGCATGACGCGAGCCACGACATCGACTGTGACCATCTTTACTACGCTTGCGTATGCAGAATCGGCACTAACCATCTCATCCAGATTCTTGCCTACAGCACGCGCTTCCATTCTGAGAGCATCAGAAACAAGAGGCAAAAGCGCCTCAATCCGGTCAGACTCTTCCGCAGAATATTCTTTACCCGTCAGCGTGACCACATCCGTAAGCGTAGCAAAATCACTCATTTTTTTTCGATGTTCCTTTCTTGGCAGGCTTTTTACTGGGAGCCTTTACCGGTTCCCAGTTTTTGCCTGTAATCTTACAAGTCACATTGATCACTGTGCCGGTCTTAACGTTTCTGTACGTCATGTCGTCGCCTTGATACGCGCGAAGCTGTCAGGATCAAGGATGCCCCAACCGATATATGCTTCAGCACGAAGACAGACCTCGTTGTACTGCTTCAGGTCGCGACCGGCCCCGTCAGGATCGCCATACTCGATAACCTCGAGCGGGATGTTCGCCGCATAGCCCCACTTGAAAGCATTCTGGAAGTCACCAACGTACGCGTGCACGGTGGTGGTGTCCGTCTGCTTCTTGACGGAAACGGTCGGATTGACATCGGATCCCATGCCGTAGAAGGCCGCAGGGTTCTGACCGAAGCGGAACTCAGGGAACTGCACGACGCCGTTTACTTTGATATGAGACAGTGCCGCGCCTGCATCGGGGGAAAGCGCAAGGCCGGTCACGATACCGTTGTCGGCCATGACAGCCGCTACAGCCGCGTCAATGTTGTCATCGATCGAAGCTGCCGCATAGGTGATGTCGTTGCCGGTGCAGAGTCCGTCGAAGCTGTTCGTGCTCTTAAAGGAGGCATCCGTCATGCTCTTGGGCTCAAGGCCATGGAAGGCCGCGATATCAAAGCCGCGGGAGATCTTCTTGGCGAATCCATCTGCGAATGTCTGCAGCGTAGGAATCCTTGCTTCCGCGGATGCGCGCAGGAACTCGTCAGATGTGCGGGCCTGATAAACGAATTTAACCGGACGAATTACCTTCGGTGTCGTGGCTGCCGTGCCGGCACCCTTCGCCTCGCCTTCTCCTACGATCTGTGCTTCGGAATCAAGCGTAAAAACAAACTCTTCGATCCCATTGAACGGGATGGGTGTCTGCCTACTCAGCTTTGCGATCGCGGACCTGCCGGCGACTTTGGAAAACATTTCCGATACGAGAGTTACGGGAAAATTTGCATTAGCTTTAAGTGTAGTAGCCATTTGTATACTCCTTTACTGGTTGAGCGCCGCCGACAACGATGTCCAGGCGGACGCCTCTGAGTTTTTAACGTTTGGCTCGGAAGACCCGAGCGGTGCGACCGGCTTAGTATTGCCGATCAGTTTGACCATTGATTCAGCATCAGCCCGGATAGCCTTCTCATCATCACCGGTAAGCCGTGAGGCCATCTGATAGGGCAGACCAATCTCCAGAGCCACGCGGGTTTTTACCGAGTCCGTCTCGTATGTGTGGATCTTTGCGTTGAGGTCTGCGACGGTCGCATTGTGTTTGCTGATTGCTTCCGCCTGCTGCTGGATCTGCGCCGTAAGCTTTGCGTTTTCTTTCTTGAGGTCGTCATAGTCGGCATATTTTTCCGCCGCCTGACGTTCTGCGCGTCTTACTCTCTCGCCGATCACTTTGTCGAGCTGTTCCTGTGTCTCAATAGGTGTAAATTCGTTTGCCATATTAATTTTTCCTTTCCCGATTTCCGGTCGGTATCCGTAAATGAGTATTAAAAAAGCACCTCCGAAGAGATGCCTTAATAACTGATATGTTGTTTTACTTTTTCTGCCTTAATTTCCGAACAAATCCATGTGGCCAGGATCATGCTGTCGAGCAATGCAATGTCAGCACCGTCTTTCATCGACTTGTATCCGAGACCGCCATTTGCGCCGATCTTGCGGCGTTCGCAATTGGTAACGACCTGAGTAACTGCCGACTGTTTCATGTGCTGGAATGTGCCGTTCTCCATCGCCATATCAAAAACTGAATTGGCCTTAATGATCTGCGACACGTTTACGGTTTCGATGCGCTTAATGCGCTCGGCCTTTGCCGCGTCCATCAGCACATCCACGCCGTTCTTGCCGTCCACTACTGCCTTACGGTAGTCAGCTTGGGCAAGGAACTGCACAATCCAGTTTATTCCGTTTCTTATCGGCTTGCATCCGACGACTTCCGAGAATATCTTCCCGTCTGCGGTCCGTGCGGCGACTGCCAGCGCAACGTTTTCGCCGTCAATTCCGAACTTAATTCCAACAAACAGCTGGCCTGTCAGTTTCGGAAGTTTAGGAAGTTCGAGCGCTTCCCATTCGTTCCGGCTGATTGCTGACCGCTGATTGTATTTTATCCATAAGCCTAAGCGCTGGATATTGAAGTCGGTCTTATCGTCGCCTATCTCCGAGCGGATCGTCCTCTCTTTCAGCACTGTTCCGAGCGATGGATTCGTTTCGTACCACAGATCCACGTCATTTACATCGGACATCTCCGGGACAGACCACTCTGACCAGCCCGACGCGTATGATTCCTTCTGCAGGACCGTCTTCCGGAAGTTTGGGAAGACTGTGCCCGCGCTGATCGCAGTCGGCGGAGTCCCGAACATGATCGTCTGCGGGTTCGCAGAGTCCGTAACGACGTATTTGAGCGCCGTTTCCTGCTCGGGTGTGTATTCCTGCGCCTCATCAATAATCAGCAGGTCGTAGCCTTCACCAAGGCCGCCTGTAGACGTCCTGGTGCGGAATTCTATCACGCTGTCTTCCGTGTACAGGTGTTCTTTGCCAAACGCCCGGAAGGACGACACAATCGTGATATCGCATTTCGCGCACAACCGGCTCAGACGCTCCCAAATGGAATGTGCGGTGCTTGCCCTGTGCGCTGTATAAAGGATTCTCTCGCCGTTTTTCAATCCCCAAATACATCTCGCAAGGGCCATTTCCGACTTGCCGTTGCGTCGCGGTACACTGTACCCGAATTTCTGATGGATCCACAGGCCGTCGTCGTCTACGGCCATGATGTCATAGGTGAGTGCTTCCTGCCATTGAAGCGCATCCTTTTCGGATTTGTTATAAAGTGCAATTGCTTCCTCGCCCTTTGTGTCTTTGTAAGGCAGAATAACGGACACCGTTGGGGATTGTCTCCCAACTCTGTCCATGTCATTCCTCCTTGTGCTCTGCGGGGTCTTTGTTGCGCGGGGTCATATGCTCAGAACTCATTCCAGCCTCCTGCACGATTCTGCCATGTGTGAGTCTTGCCGACGTGATACTCTATCATGCAACCACAGCCCGGATGCCGTTCAAATGCTCCAGCGTGGTATGCTTCCGCGTAATCTGTCCAATCTCCAACCCTGGCCATGCACCACTGGCACACGTCCTTGCCGCCATGCAGGCCGACATCATCATAAGTGCGCGTAATATGTACCGCCAGCCCCATGTTTGTCGCGGCGGCAGCATTGATACGGAGAGTCTCGTCAACAACTCCGAGAGAATTGTTTTTGACAAGGTTTCTCAAATAATCATCCGTTATCTCTTCGGACTCCGTAACGACTGTAGCAAGTCCGCGTGCCTTGTCAGCGTTGAATTCGGGAGTAAGCGCCTTAAGTCCGACGCCCGCCTTCCGATACATGTCGTTTTGCGCCCGCGCACATACTCTAACGACTTCTTCGTGGTTCTTCTTCATAACGGCCGTGAAGATCTGCACTGCTTCTTCGCGGGTGATATTCGCAGGGTCACCCATATGGAGTTTTAAGACTTCAAAGACCAAACCGGCGGCTTTGTCTGCGAACTCATGCGCATCTTTATAACTCCATGCTTTTTCAGCGAGAGCATTGAGCCGCACATTCTTCCGCAGCAGCCTTCCGTATGTCCCTATTATCTGATTTGCATCTGCCATATCAAATACCCGTCAGTTCTCTGAGCTTTTCTTCCGTGAAGTAATCAGGGTACGCCATCTGGATCTTCTGCACTGCGTCGCCGATCCCAGACAGTGCCGTGATGTCAGGCTCGAAGATCGGACCCCAGTTCTGTGTGGTCTGTGTCAGCTGATTACGCTTGTATGGATAATTGTCACGTACGCATGCCGCTAAGTATCCCGCATTAAGGAAGCCAACGCCAAACGTTCTCTGAGCCTTCCGCGCGGTGAGCCTTAACGACTCATGCGCCGCTCTGATCGCTTCGCTACTGGAAGGATTTGCTGACGGAAAACCAAGGTCGTCAAGCGTAAGCCCCGTCTCTCCCGCAAACAGGCCCGCAAATACTCTCAGCTGATCCATGTGAGGAGTCTGCGCCGCTGCCTGGAACTGTCCAACGACCGGTTTGTCGCCGTCTTCGTCCTTATCGATCCGAAGCATTGACGACATCGTAGCGCGCCACTTCTCCATCTGTTCTGCATTGGAGTCCATGCCGAGGATGTACTTCTGCGGAAAGGAGTAAAACTCTGCGGCAATCTCAGAGCGTTTTACTGTGCGCATCGCACCGTCCACGATCGACATGCACGCCCGGCTGATCCGTGAGTGCCCGAACGGCCTTGTAGCATCAGGGCGGTAGATCACCGGAACAAGCAGCGGATAAGGAGCAGAATTCTTGACCACATACGGCTCTTTCCCTTTTTCGTAGTAGGTTGTAGCACCTGCCACGAAGTACGCCTCAGTGATCGGCTGGTCGAACTCGTCAAATTCCAAGATCGCATAACCCTCTTTGAGCATATTGGTCACGGGGTCGAGAATGCCGGTCGCATGTCTGCCGTCGATCACCCTCATAAGCGGGAAATTGTCTTCTCCGGCAACAATATAAATGAATGAGCAAGAGCCGATCAGCGCGCCGAGTATCGCAGAGTCCGGCATGATGTCCTGGTTGTTCATCGCATAGATGTCATTCAGCCCATACGCATCATTTCCGAATCCCTGGAACATCAGACGGTCCGCCAGTGCATCGACCGACTTTCCACACCATCCCAGCACGCTCATCATGCTCTTGAGGTCCGGCGGGGTACTGATCCCGAAGTCTCTGGCGGCGTGCTTCATGTCATAAAAGCTATATCTGAGCATGACACGGCCCTTTTTCGCTATTAACTTATTCCTGAGATATTCAATACCCTTGTAAGACATAATCTATAAACTCCAATAACTAAAACGTCTGTACCGTGTGAATTTCTGTGCAGTGACGGCGGGTTGGTTGCCACTGGCGGTTCCCTAGGGACTCTACCCCGCCATATTCGACCTGTAATGAACCCAGTCACAATGCTGTTCAAGTACTCCGTTGTCGATTAATTTATCGCTTTCATCTGTTACCTTGCGCGGTTCGATCAAGCTGTCCGACTTGGCCCGGTTACAACAACGATGGGCCAGTTGTAAGTTGCTGATGTCCGTGGGGTGTCCGCCTTTTGATACAGGAATGATGTGATCAACTGTCGGCGCAAGCGGATGCGGATTCTTGTAAGAGAAGTCTACCGGCTTGCCACAGATTCCGCAGATGGTCTGGGTCTTCAGGATCTTGAGACGGGCGGCCTCAAATGCGCCGCGGTTTCCCTTTTGTCTGTCTGTTCTAATGCTCATAAGATTAGCGGGCCCACTCTCGAGCCCGCGGTGGTATGATTTATTCCGCGCTATCGCCGTGCGCGTCACGTGTGCAGGGGAACGGAAAGGCACACGCAAAAGGAGCGGCGCCCGGTGAAAAGCGTCGCCCCTGTACTGTGAGTGAAAGGAGGTAAGGTATATGAAGAAAGTTGTCTGCCCTGTTGTCTTATCTGCTACCCTACATCATACACGATTAGTAACTGCAATGGACTGCAAGATTTCATCGAGGTGACGGAGTGCCCGACCGTGTAGGTAGTAGACTGCACGCTCCGAACATGGAATAGCATTGGCGATTGCTACCCACGGCTTGCGGTCGATGTATCGTAGCATCAGCACCCTGCGCTCATCAGGATCCTCGAGGCGGTCGACGGTGAGCATGATGTCAGCGTGTACGCCGATGAGTTCTTTTTCCTTAGCGAGTAGCATGTCGATGAAGATTTCCACGTGTGCATAGTAGTCGGATAGGTCGGTAGGTCTGTGGGCCTTTGGCATATCGTCGTACTGGATAGCACGCGGTGCCATGTAGGAAGCACGGACCTCTTTGATGCGGTTCTCCAGTTCGTCAATCTCTTTGCGTATCTTGGTTGTTCGTCTGAGAAATTCCTTTGCAGTCATCTATTACTCCTACACAGTAAATAGTCGTTGTCTTCGGGCACCGGTCCGGGCACACATCGCGCTCGCTGCAGTCGAGGCAACAGGGCGCGATTCCGACGAAGCCGGTGCAGTCATTGATTAGGCATTGTTTCATTTGGTCCCCCGTGATAGTAGTGCCAGTGTGAAGATGGTGAGCAGTGCTCCGAACCATGCACCGGCGAGAAATGTGATGATGGTGTCAATCATGTCTTGCTCCCTTCGATTACTGCTTTCTCAATCTGCTTATATAGTTTCTCTGCCAGTTCTTCGGCAAATGGCAGGTCGATTAGTGGACAAGATGGATGTCGTTGCGCTCTGTAATAATATCTCCCATCATTGACGGGACATTCCACTTTGTTATACCAACTACATGCATAACAACTCTTTGGTGGATTTACCCCGATGATTAACATGCTCATTCCGTCACCTCTCTCACTTCAAACTTCCACTTCTTTTGCATCCTCACCAATTTTCTGAAATAGCCTTGCCTCTGCCAGCATTGGTGTGTCCTCACAGATTCCGAACTGGAACTCCTTTTTCTGTTTGTTGTAGATTCCGTACTTGCTATGCCCATTGCCCTGATAATATGTAGAGGGTTTCATCTTATTCACCTCTTTTCACCAATTTATTGCATCGTTAAACGCTTGCCTTTGTTCTTGCTCTGACCGCCTTGTGTAAATCATTGTTGTATTTACACCGCTGTGGCCCATAATGTCGGCGAGTAATGATATATTGTTGTTGCGCTTCAAGAACTCAACCGCAAACATGTGCCTGAAAGCATGTGGGTGCATTTTCTCCAATGGTAGGCCGTACATGCTGGCATGTTTTTTCATCATGCTTGCGAATCCTCTTGAAGTCATCTTGTTGCCTTGCTTGTTTAAAATCAGAAAGTCTCCATCTTTTAATTCGCCCCAAACATTTACACATTCTTCTTTCAGCCTCGCAGGGATATAAATCCTTCTGACTTTTCCTTTTGTCGGCATTAACGCCGCTCCTTTTTCAAGGTCTGCTTTTGTAAGGCTCAATGCCTCGCTGATCCGTGCGCCTGTCGTTGCTAAAAGTTTGTAGTAAGCAATCCATTTTTCATTTCCGTCTCGCTCTAAACATTCGATAAGTTGCTTGTACGTTTCAACATCCATAGCATTTTCGACAGTTGTTTGCTTTTGATACCGAATCCGCTTGACTTTTTCAACGTTCGCTCCGTCAAACTCTATCCACCTGTCTATTGCACACAAACGCAGGTTCACGGTTTTCGGGCTTTTTACCTCAAGCATTTCCTGTTTCCACAAAATCATGTTTGCCTTGCTTATCACCGGATACTTTGTGAAAAAGTCATTCACAGCAAACACATAGCTGTTGATCGTATTTTCTGCAAGCTCTTCTTCTAGAAGCCACGCTTTGAAGACTGTTAATTTTTCCTCATCCATTTTTCATCCTCATACTTGTATGCTTTTCTGTATGGATTGTGTTCGCAGCTTACACACGGTTCTTTATGCCAGCTTAACATTTGCGCTCGGTTCTTCTCGCACTTCTGATTGCAGTAGCCATTGCAGTCAGGGCATGACGTTGGCTTTGTGTGTTTAAACGCCGGCACATTCTTTATTTCTGCTCCACAAAACTTGCAGTTCATTCTTTGCCCTCCTTCGTGCTTCTATCGTGTTCGGATGGTCGTTGCAGTTTTTGATGTTTCGTGCATAAATTCCGTAATGTCTTGCGCAGACCTTTTTGTTCGGCAATACATCGTTGCCGCAAAAGTAACACTTTCCTGCCTCTTTCCATTGTTCTCGGATTCCATCATATTTCGCCCGATCATGCCGTTTTTGCCTGAT